CGTCGAGCGCCAAGAAGCAGACCTGAAGTCAGGCTAGCCGCGTCAATGTCGTTACCTGTGGCACCAAGAGTAGCGCCGTCAAGGTCAAGCTCACCATAGTTAGAAGCTTGAGCTGCACCTTCCAAGCCAGTAATGGCAGGAGAAGATTCCCCAAGTACGACCATCTTATCTACTGCTTTTGCGTGAGCACGTGCAACACCTTCAGTCAACATAGGAAGAAGATTTACAAGAACTTCTTCGTCAATGTGATTGTCCATGAAAGTGGTTGAAATCAATCGATGTGCTTGCATTACTGATTGTGTAACAGCATATGTACCTGCAGTGCCACCGGCAGCAGAAAGACCTGTACCAGCGCCTGAGTTAGCAGTACCGCCTACACCCAGCTCACTCTCACCGCCAGTGTGGAAAACGGCAGTGCTAGTATCTTTTTGCAGGGGAAGAACCATAGATTGAGAGTTCATTTGAATCTCACGGAAAAGTTGAGCTACTTTGTACTGAAACTGTACTTCTTTCTCGATCTGAGTTGAAACAGTCAAGGAAAGCAAGTTATCCGTAGCGCCTGTAATAGCACCCGTGGGGTAGCTAATACCTGCTTTTTGGAAGACATTTCGAGCATAGTTAGTGTCAAAACCTTTTTGCGTATAAACACCCAGCATATGAGCATACATGAGGTCTTTTGCATAAGCTTCCACATTTCCTGAATCACGATCAGAGAATACACGCTTAGACTCGCGCATTGCGTCAAGCTCTGACTGCTTCTCCTTAAGGACTTCGGCGTGTTCTGCTACAATCTTATTCAGATCAGCATCCTTCTCTTGCATCTTGGCTTCCATATCAGACATGAGGCGATCAGCGCCGGATTCAACACCGACTTTGATTGCTGCCTGTACTTCTTCTTCCTGCTGAGCTTTAGCTTCAGCGGCTTTAGCCATTTCTTGTTGTTCTTGAACTACAGCTTGCTCAGCTGCGGCTTTTTCTTCGGCCTGACGAATTGCAATCTTAGCAGCAGTCTCTTCCGCTACCTTCTTAGCAAAAGCATCTAGGTCGATTTCGGGAGTTTTAGTTTCTTCCGACATTTCGTTCTCCATTGAAGAGGAATCTTCCTCGCTTTTAAAAGTTTTCTTGAAGTCCTCATAATCCTGCTCAGAATCGAAAGACTTCGCCAGAGAGAATGTAGCTGCTTGATTACAAGGTACCGATACCACTGATACCTCAAACAACTCAGCATCCTTTATTTTTAATCCGTCGGTTTCTTCAAGGTAATCAGCATCCTTGACTTTGAAACCGACAGAAAACGCTCCAAGGATACCTTCTTTAACAAGTTGAGCAACAGAATCAGGAGCTGATTTTGAAATTTTTGCTTTCATTTCTAGTCCGTTTTCTGTAACTTTTAACCCAGTGGCTCGGCCAATGGGTTTGTTATAATCATGATTGAACAAAATAATTGGATTTTTCTCAAAATTACTTAGTCCGCCTTTTGTCCAGGCTTCGGGTACAATTGTATCTCCTGCCCGATCAAAGTCTTTTGTACTAGCCATTCCAGTAATGGTAACGCATCCGTCATCATCCTCGAGAGCTTTGAACGTAGAAGTTAGGTTAAAAATCTTATTCATTTATCTTTACTCTTTACTTCTGCTTTAGGTGCAGCTTGGCTCAGTTTTTCCAAAGGATCAGCTTTAGGTGCAGCTTTAGGTGCTGCTTTAGGTGCTGCTTTAGGTGTCGGAGCCGGCTTTTTCTTAAAAATTTCTGGAGCAGCCTGTACAACAGAGAGTACTGCTGTTTTCCAATTATAATAAGATTTTTGAATCTCTATTGGAAGAACAGGCCTATCAACAATACCACAGTAACTTTTGTAGTCAATGTCACGTGGTAGTTCCCAATCTCTAAATTGGGGGACTAATTTAGCAGTAACTTGACGTCGCATTCTATTTCTGGATGCCATTAATCTTCCTCTTGCTCTACTGGTCGACCGCCTTGTGCGGGGTCAACCGCGCTGCCTGCAATATTCGCAGGGATTCTAATTTCATCTGCATCGGGCAGCTCATCAAAATTCATAGCTGTACGTGCTTCGTTTGGCGTAATGATTCCTGCATTTACGAGAGAAGTATAAAAAGTTGCTTGGTCTCGTAGCTCAGGCTGCAGTGCAGGAATGTTTGTAATATCTTCGTTAATTACAAATCCAAAGAATCTGGAGTATGCTGCATTTACTTTTCTTACAATGGGTAAAACAGTTTCTAAATAGTACATTCGCATATTTGGTCGAATGTTTGCATTGTTTCCAGAATCTAACATTATTGGGGGAACTCCAAGAGCTTTCAAAATAATTTTTTCGTTTTCTTCAATTGCTGCTTGAAAGTCAAGTTCCTTGAAATTTATATTTGAAATTTCGTCTACTTCTAGTCCACCATCTAGAATAAGGGGTCTCCTACCTCCTGCGTCCGGTCTATACCGTAAAGACCAAGATTGAATCATTCTTTCTTTGATTTTTTCTGAGAGGGTATTTGGGGACTTTAGTACAAGCCCGGGAACTGCCCCATTCTTAAAGAAGTTATCTTGAAAATCTCTCATGCTTCTCATGAGATTCATTGTTCGAAGTGCCGGCTTTAGTCTGGACACTCCTCTATAAATGGAGTAAAATGAATTGTCTTTTATGTGAATAATCTCATTAGGAGAAAAACGCTCTTCTGAAGCTTCGAATTTATAGTGATCCACATAAGTTGTTTTGCTTGCATGAATTGACATTTTACTTGCAGGCATATGGTACACATGGGCACCATCAAAATATATAAAAATGTTTCCATCTAGGATGTAGTCTGTGAATAAGTTTCGTCTAAAAGAAGAAATATCCTGAAAAGGATTTGGCTCTCTATTAAGTAAAATTGAAACTTTGCTAGCTTTAGTGCCTTTTACGATTCCAGGATAGCTACCTAGAGGTTGAACGATTGTGTCTATTTCTGCACAATCATCCACAATTAAATTTACGCCTCTGTTTACAATTTCGAGCTCTTCGTAGGCTCTCTCATAATTAAAAGTAAACTCGCGTGAGCGTTCAGAAGTTTTGTCGTAGTATGGCTGAATTGGATTTAGTTTTTCTTCTAAATCTTCATCCTTCTTTCCGCTAAAAATGTTATTATACCATGCCATGCTTTTCTCTTTGAATGTCTACCCAGCGCATTTGTTTTGTCGCTGTTCCTAGTCCGGGATTTCTTCCGTAAACTTTATGTAATTCCATGTGGTGTGCATGACAGATAGTAACGGTATGGTCATAGAGTTCTGCCCAGTTATCTTCTATAAATTCATCTCTCCAAATGACAATATACTCATTAGTATAATGTTCTGGACGTTCTTTTGTTTTTACTTTTAGCCACTGTCTAAGTAGGGGAGCTAAAGAATAAAAATGATGAAAATCTAACTGAGAGTCCGTTCCGCAGATGTAACATTCACTTTCTTTTTCGTATTTTGATTTTGCTCGATCCCTTATGTATTTCACTGGATCTCTTTTGAGCTTTTTCATACTTTGCATTATAGCCTCTGTAAGATAAATTGTCAAACATTATTTTTCTGAGGTATTACTAAAAGCCGGTCTGCGATGTCTCAAATGAATACAGTGCGTATCGCAAAGCGTCAGCCATGTGAGATGCCATATTATGCCTGGGTTTCTCCCTAGCTAAATTTGGATTTGAGTCCCATTGATACTGATCAAGGCAAGAAAGTACTTGATCGGATCGTTGATCGACTAGTAGCTTATCGTTATCAACTATAGCGGCTACGTGTGCGATTCCGTCTAAAACTGACTTCTTTGCATTTATAGTAGAAATATCGTAATTCTGTGCAAAGTCAAATCGAGTTTGTTGTGCGGCGGAATCTATATAAATATAATCAATTTCCCACTTATCTATCATTTCTTGTATTTTAGCGGCATGTTGTTCCGTTGTTTTTTCAGCATCCATGTACTCATCAAGTACATAGTACACTTGCTCATCCCAGTCATACGCAATTACACAAAAAGCAGTAGGGTCTCGATAACCTACATCAAGCCCTGCAAATACATCCATACCGCTGATATCCAACGCTTCGTTATTAGCTATACATATTTCGTGGTTGAAGTTCCAAATCTGACCTTCGTAAGTATTAAAGTCTGCTTCATACTCTTGTCTGAATTCAGCATCTGACATACTTTTTCTTGCTTCGGCAATATCAGTCTCGGACATTCGTGGGTTGTCTATATAAGTTGCACGAATTGAGCACCACTCGGAAAATTCATCGTTAAATCCTCTATCAAAAAACTCTGCAAACCAGTTGTTCCTGCCGCGAGGCGTCGAGATAAAGATAGCTTTTGAGTTATCCTTATCAAGAGTAGGTCGAAGTGCTACGTTAAATGCGTCACGCCCGTCTGCCAACGCCGCTTCGTCAAAGATAATTAAATCGTAGCTTCTACCTACACAGGAATCAACTTGGTTTACTGAGCCCATTCTTACTGTCGATCCATTACTCAGTTCGATAACTTTATCCTTTGCGTTATCTTTTACAACTTCCAAGTCAAAATGTTTTATTAAGTTCCTTTGAAGATCAAAAGAAATCTGAGACAACGCATAGTTAGGAGACATTATAAGAATGTTTGAATTCGGAACTAGGGAGACTAGTTGGCCGATAATGTTTGCAATATAGGTTTTACCCTGTCGACGTGATACTGCCGCGCAAACGAAGCGATACTTATTATTATTTATCGCATTGATGATTGCTACCTGGGACGGTAGTGGAGTTATGCCGAGCAGCTCTAAATAGGGCTCTACTGGCAGCTTGAGGAAGCGTGTCTCAGATTGTAAATCGAGCAGAGATTCCCATACTATATCGGCTCTGCTTATTTGTACTGTCATAATTTACTGCTCTACTTTTGTTGCATCTCGATAGTAGATAATTATTTCTTTTTGTTGGCGTATATACCTACGAAGTTCTTGTAAGTTAAACGCCATATTTTCATAGTCTTGGGGCGTCATTCCAAATATAACAAATGTTCCACCCTGCATTTTTGAGATTTTTGCAATCTGTTCTTCAAGATTTTTTTCTGTCACTACAAAAAATTCTACATCTTGCAAATCTATTTTTTTAGGGAGTTGAGGCTGATAGATCTCCAGTGTTTTATATTCAGTTACAGTTTTTATAACTGGCTCCGGGGTTGGCAAAGGGTCACTTTTCATAAAAGAACAACCAGATAAAAATACTATAATTAAAAAACTAGTTGCTGTCCGCATTTTCCACCTCTTCACTGTCTTTTTCTATCTGTTCAAACACTTTTTTCGTGCCGTTGTTGATTCGAGGCTCGATAAGCCCGGGCTTTACTCGTGCTAACTTAGTAAGGTCATGCCTCTTGAAAATAGATAAGTAGTCGTCCATTTCTGCTTGCATTGTAGTATTTGCTTCAGTAAGTTTTCCAACGGCTTCTAGTTGTACTTTTAAATTATTTTCTGCTTGTTCTCTTGAAGCGGTTTCTGTTTCCAGGGCTGTTTCTAGCTTTGATGTATTTTCTTTTAAGATTACATTATTTGCTTCAAGCTGTGCGATTGTTGCTTCTGCTTTACTTACAGTTGTAGTATGGTATGCGTATGCACCTCCGGCTACAACTAGTATAAGGGGCATGGCTTTTATTAGTCCTAACATTAGTATATCTTCCTTAAGTCATATCCTACAGGAGCTACAACTTTAATTTCATGTTTTACGCCAAGCAAATCTACAAAAATAATATGAGTTGTACTAATCTTTATCAATTGCTTTGCTCGATAAGTTTTAGGAGATCCACTTTCTATTCTTGAGCCATCCTCTAAAAAATGTGTATCTCCGGGAAAGAATATTGTTAGCTCCCATTCTTCTCGAATAAGAGTACGCCACCAGTGTTTAATTTTTGGCCAGATGCCAACAGTTACTAATTCTTCTTCTTGTTTTTGTTCAATCTTAGTCATTTTTCCTATGCCTATTCCAAGCAACGAATCCAAATAATCGTAAAGACCAGAAAGCTAAGTAATTTAACACTTTAAATCCATTCTGTTCTATACAAATATCTCGAAAAATTATATCCATCTCTTTCTGTGTTTTAGGCACTTCGCCTTTTTCACATTTTACCAACTCAGCGTACTTGTACCCATAATCGTGAACAAGACCACCCATAAGCAAGACTCCAACGGGCGAAAGCCACATTGCAAGAAACTTAGGTACTGATGCACCATCAAACTCAAAGCCTTTCTCAATAACA